CATGTGCTTTTGTATGCCTATTCCAACTATACTACCTCCCAAGATGCGTGGAGGGTAGCACGTGTCAACGATATTGTTACTCAACTTTATTATAAGGATGGTTAATAAAGCTTCTCAGTTATAGAAATCAACTCGTAACGACGGTTAATAGCCGTCTGCACATCCTCACTAACATACTGTGTCGGAATGAAAATGTCATCGTCGTTGGATGTAAATATCCTAGGTAATCCCTTTGGAATTCTTGCATTGTTGTAGCGCAAGTGAACCGGCGAATCGAAGTCCATGTCCAACATATGAATGATTGCTCCTGAAGGCATGTGCTTGAACGACATGTCGTCGAAGACAACACCATCTGTCTCGCATGTAATGTTGTGTAGGTCGTCCATGTGGCGCACGAGGACTGCCTTGTTAAAATGCGAAAGTGCCCATTGCGTCTTCCCAGTCGCTGGGGGTCCACATACCAGATAAGCTCTCTGGCCAAGGCTCTCTGGCGCAATCTTCTCCCTCGCAAAGTTCTGGAATCCCGATGAAGCTGTCTTCTTCAGTCCACTCCAAGTGTAAAGAGTCTGAAAGTAGTTGCTCTTGCTCATCATGAACCATCTCATATCCCCCTGTGGGGGCAGTAGTACCTGCGCACGGTCGTCACAATGAAGTACCCATTGGATGCAGTCCTCCATCATCTGAAGGTTAGCTTCCGAAGGTCCTTTGACTGCAAGCACTTCTATCTCACCATGTACCTCTGTGTCATCTTTATCAAGGTACTTTACGATCCTCTCCCAGTGCAGAGCTGTCTTTGGAATCTGGATGTTAGGGTGCGCACCGTCGAAGTCAAACACCCTGCAGTCCCTGGAGTTGAAGATCTTTCCGACGTCCACGGCGCAATGTGTGTGCTGGTGACCAGTCTCTCCAGTCTCATGCGCAATTTTGACCTGTGCTTCTTGCGCCCCAGTCACCGTACGGATATGGTTTGCCAGTTCCTCCTTGTCAACCAGCTGTGCAAACGTAAGCAGAAGCTTTCGTGCCTGCAAGCGGAAGGCGACACCGCCAGGAGATCGCGCCAGTTCAGATAAATTGATCGGCATGCAAAGATGTGTCATTTTGTAAATTCCTGTTTATTAAATAGACTGAACTACCCTATTTCCCGCACGAACTTTCGAGCTTAAGAACCATAAAACTGTCTGGGCGGAATTGTCGGAATTTTTTTTGACTTAAAACGCCTTGTTCTGTTCCGCCTTACAAACCCCTGGAGCGTTGAAAGCGCGACACCACGCCGCGTACGAGGGTGCGCCCAATTTCTATACACATCGAAAGCAGCTGGACCAGCTGAATGCAACCTGCGCCTAACGCGTGTGCTTCTCCTTGTGTAGGAGAACTTACCCCGCTTCCGGGGTGCATTTGGCATTTTGGGGATTCGAACCGAGGATGCCAAGAGTTATATATTGGTCAGTCAGTCAGTCAGTCAGGGCCTCTATTAATATTAAGAGGCCCTCTCTCAGCCATTAACGCAGTAAAATGGCGAGGTTTAGGCGAGCGCGCATGAGCCGCATCAAGCGTATCATCAAGACTCAATTGAACAGGAATATTGAAACAAAGACGTCAGTCAATACAATCACTGATGGTACAGAAATTGATCATAACAGTTTTGTTACGCTTACGGACAAGCCTTTGAAGACCACCCAAGGTATCAAGGACCCGGAGGATACCAATCTCCTCAACCGTATTGGTGATCGGATCAATCTACGTGGTTTTTCCATGAAGATGATGGTTGAACTAAACGAAAGGTACAGTGATGTAACGTTTAGGATGTTTGTAGTGCGCGCTGCTCGTGGTGATACACCCACCCGCGCCACTCTATTCAACGGTGTCAGTGGTAATAAGATGATTGACACTCTCAATCGTGAAAGGTATAGCATTTTGTATAACAAGACCTTCAAGATGAAGGCTCCAAATACAGGTACCATTGGTCCAAATCTAGTATCTGTCGCTACCTCCGGTGGAATTTATCGTCAGGAAGATGGTGAAGCACATGTCTCTCGTTCAACGCGTATTGTGAAGATGTGGATTCCAGGAAGGAAGTTTTCTCGCAATGGTATTATTCAGTATGATAATGGTGGCGAAGATCCCAAGTTTTTTGATTATCATGTGCTTTTGTATGCCTATTCCAACTATACTACCTCCCAAGATGCGTGGAGGGTAGCACGTGTCAACGATATTGTTACTCAACTTTATTATAAGGAT